TTTTGACGGCTATTGATATAAAACTCTTTGAGAGTTTCAATTTTCTTACGGAATGAATCTGTATCAACATATTCGACATCTTCGGATAATGCTTGCAATTTGGCAACTTGAGTATCAGCAAGGTCACGAGTAGTTTCGGCAAGAACATTTGCGCGAGACAGTGTTTCAACTTTCTCAGCAAGGCTCTCAGCAATACGCTCAAGCTTTGCAGCTTGCTCTTGAGTTTCGCTCAACTTGGTTTCCATTTCAGCAACCATATCTGTCTTACCTTCAGGTACGTCAATATAGTTTTCAACAAATACGCTCTTAAGAGAAGTGATAAAGTTTTCTGCAATCTCAGTACGCAATGTACTTTCAACTGCAACTTTATTGTCAGCTACCCAGCTTTCAACTGCATACGTTAAATAACCGTCGATCTTTTCGACCAAGTCTTCATGAATGCTTTCAACTTCTTCTGTCAAACGTGTTGCATATTCTTCCTTAAGTGTTGCTTCAGCTTCAGCAACTTTAGAGCGAACTGCAGTTTCAAAAATAAGCGTTGCTTTTTCTTTGAATTCTTCAGTTAGTCCAGCTTCGCTTTCAACCAATTGCGTAATGTCGCTTGAGTCAACTGCAAGTTGTTCTTTAACAACAGGAGTTTCTTCAAGTTCAACTTCTTCATTTTGCTTTTCAATAGCTGCTGAAATTTTCTTGCGGCGATTCTTTAGATATTCGTCAGTCTCATCGGAATCACCGTCGTTATCAACGTCGTCATCTTCTTTACCAACTTTATCCATTGCTTCTTCCATTTCATCAGCATCTTCCATATCATCTTCATCTTCTTCTTCTTCCTTAACTTTAGCTTCAGCGATCTCAGTTGATTCCGCGTCCGCCTCTAAAGTTTCGTCAAGAGAAAGTAATGTTTCTTCGCTGATATCTTCAATGATATCATCTTCAATTGTTTCTTGTTTTGTTTTCATGAGTTATATTACTTTATTTTGTTTAGAGTTTGGAGAGGAAATCTTTGAAGATACGTTCCTGAGCTTCAGCCAATTTGGCAGAAGAGGTCTTCTTAATTTCTGTCTCATACATTTCAATTTGTTGCGGCTTAAGTAGTCCGTTATCCCAGATCCATTCTACGCCTTCCATAATGCCGTTCACAAAAGCGGACGGAGCACTTGGATCTTGCACAATATCAACTGTGGACAACACGAAGTCTTCATTGACAACTGTTTGACCATTCTTGCTTGCAACGGTTCCCATACCACGGCTTGAAACACCCAACTGACATCCGCCTTCCAATAGTCCTTTCACAATTTTACCCATTGGCGTATTCAGGATGAGTGCTTTTCCAACAACATCATTACCATTCCACTTGAGAGCGGTAATGCGATGCGAAACTTTATCGAGGTTAATCGCAGGGCCTTCTGGGTGATTCAATTCACCAACAGCTCGTCCACGATTAACATAGTCAGTTACATACTTTGCAACTGCTCCTTCTAAAACTGTTTTTGGATATACACGGCGATTGCGATTAAGCTGCTCAGCCTGCATGAATATCCCTTCAATAACATAGTTCTTACTGCCATCTGCAGCGGACTCAACTAGATAATTTAAATCCTCTAAATGTTCAGTAATTAACTTCATATTGATAATAGTTTATTTATATAAACTTATATTTTATCAAGCACATAGTTTAGTGCATCATAGACCTTTGGATTACCTCCATCAGATACGCTAACATTCTTAAACTTTTTCATCAGCTTTGTGTATAGCATGCGAATTTCTTTTTCAAATTGCTTACCGTCGTCATCACGTGTATCAATTTGAATAATGCGTGAAAGCGCACGTTTGTCTTCATCATCAAGTGCGCGGTAAATTTCGCCTTGTGCTTCACGGAATTTTGGGTCTTTACGTTCAATTGCTAAACCATGCGCATAGTCAAACTTTTTTGTGTTTTTCACCATGGCCTCGGATACAATGCTTTCGGTAATTTTTGGTTGATCGTAAATGCTAGCACTCAATTCAATTCTTTTGATGTCAAGAACAGTCTTAACTTTATCAATGATTAGTGACTGCAACGACGATGCACTTGCAGCTGTATTACCAGATGCAATGCTTTTTATAAAATTTTTAATGTTACTCATACGGTATTTATTTATATTTTTCTTTGTTTAATTAAGCGCCAAAATCTGCAGTATCAGGGCCATCGCCTTCTCCATCTGCAGGAGCCCCAGCTTCTGCTTCAGCTGCTTCAAGTTTAATTTGCTCATTCATCTTTTCAACCTCATCTTCACTCTGATTTAGAATATTTGAGCGTACCCACTTTTCACTGTAGTATTTGCCAATCTGACCTTCAATGCTTCCCAACATTTCAAGGCGCTCTTTCATAATTTCAAAGTCCTTGAGTTCGCTAAAGAAGTTGTCTTCAATATAGTCAATGCTACTGTTTTGACGTATATGATTCCAATCATCCTGCGTAATAATTCCTTTAAGAATCAATTGAACGCGCAGCATGTCAATAAACAATGTACTAAACTTGCGGCGAAGACGGTTGATAAACTTTTGGAATTTAACTTCTTCACGGTTAATCTCAGTGCTGCGACCAACATTAAACATGGTTTCGCTCTCAAGACGGCTTGATGGAACATTTAGTGACTTGTAAAGATTTTTCTTAAAGTAGATAACATCTTCAATTTGACTAAGGTTTTCACCACCTGGTAGTGTTGTAATTTCGGTACCTCGGCCACCTTCACGACGCGGGAGCCAAAAGTCTTCAAGCATACTCATGGTCTTGCGATCATCACGTATTTCACCAGTGTTGGCGTCATACATCAGCTTGTTGCGGTACTTGGCCATAATGCCTTGTACATATTCTTCGGCTTTACCTTTTGGAAGGTTACCAATATCAATATAGAAAATACGGCGCTCAGGTGCGCGCGCAATACGATAGATGACCAATGCATCTTCCATCATGCGCAGTTGATTCACTAGTTTAACGGCTTTGTGCAGGTGACTGATACTAACTTTTCCGTTTTCATCCAATACTCCACTTGGTACATATACAATAGCATTAGGATCAATCTTTAATCCGTTCATGCCGGCATTGTTATTAAAATCATCAGTATACAAAAAGTATTCATCAGTGATTTCGCTCGTCTTGATGCCGGTAGCTTTATCAATACGAGTACTAACTTCTTTAATCTTTTTGATCTTTAGCGGATCAATTTGTTGAATCTCTTTGATGCCTTCCTTAGGCTTTTTGGGATCCATAATCATGTAAAAATATATACGCCCATCAATATACCAACGGCGAAACAGGTCAAAGCCTGTATAAGTAAAATCTAATAGTTGAAGAATATTAGAGAATTCTTCATGAATTTTTTTCTTAATATTATCAGCTAGTTCAACATTATCAAGAATCAAATTGACCGGTGCGCCGTCACTATCATTTACAATTGCTCCATTTACAATTTCCGTGATGGCTGCATCGCATTCAGGTTGAACTGCACTAGCACGATAGCGTAAGATAAGATCCTTTTCGTTGTTTAGACTACCACCATCAATATCAAGAATCTGACCGTAATAACCAGCAGCACTGTTTGCAGCACTAACATATGCTGCACCTTCATTGTCAACCGGTAAAGCAAAGCTTTGCAAAGAATCTTTATCTTCTGGTGCATCTTTACTTAAGCGCTTGGTTATTTCAAATCCAAATATTTTCATATAGTTTATATATAATAAGAGCAGGAGCACATATATACATGCTCCTGCTCAGGTAAACACTTTATGGTTTAGATAATGTTATTTACAATATCAGTCCAGTAGTGATAATTCATTTCGACAGTGAACTCTTCAATGGCATCCGTTGTATCATAACTAAGCTCAATTTGACTTATGTTGATTGGATATGCGCCAATGAATGTGTATTCTTTCAATACGTTTTCACTGCGGTCGAGTTGTTGAACTTGCATTTGTGCCATGTAGCCTAATGAATTTCCGCCGCTGTAGGCCGATACATTTTCGCTATGAGCATTGATGAGATTCATCCAATTTTCAAATGCAGTACGAATGGTCATATTGTTATCATTGATAACAGTAATGGTCCATGTTTCAAATGTACGGTCACCTGCAATTTTTAATTTGCGACCGCGGAATGGTACTTCAACAGTACCAATTGTACTTGCAGGCAATCCCGCACCTTTAATCAAGAAGCTTGCTTTTTCTTGATCAAGACTAGATGCACCAGGCCATGCTAATACTACTCTAAACAAGTTTGGACGAGCTCCACCGCCTGTTAGTTTTGATTTAAAATCTTCGATTCCAGCCATATTATTTTTCTATGTTAAATTGTTATAAGTTTATTTATATTAGGCACCAACAATTGTTTTAAACTCAACACCTGTGCGAGTAGCAATAAAGTTGAGAGTAATGAAGTTGATTGAACGAGTTGGTTTGATATAAATGTCAGCAACAAAACTATTGCTATCAATTACTTGCCCAGTGTTGTTTGTAGCATCACAAACAACGCGGAAGTCAGTGATACCACGACGACCTTGAACATCACGCAGATATGGCTCAACAATATTCTTAAATGCTGCACGTGTAAATTCATCGTTTTGTTCAAACAATTGAAATTTAGATGCGTTAGCAATTGCCTTTTCAAGTGTAATGAACAAGCGGCGAACATTGATGCGATCAAATGCACTTGGTTTTGCCAAACGTGTTTTATCTCCATACAATACAACTCCTTGACCTGGGAATGCGCTAATTGGATTAACACCTTGAGTATACAAAGCATCACGGTCAGCTTGATTTGGATTGTATGCAAGTTTAACTACATCTTGCAATTGACCACGGTTAAACCCAGCTGGGCTAAACCATGCATCAGCAACAGCGTCAGTATTTGCACATAAGCCAGCAACATGGCCGCAAGCAGGAATATAAAGATAATTGTCATTATACTTGTTGTACACGTAAACTGGTGAAGAATCCATTACTATGTAACTGCTAACTGGGCAACCAGTTGTACCTAGCTTTGTTGTAATTTCGCCAAAGCGACCAGTATCAGTAGATTGACCAGTGATGGACATTGGAGCACTTATGAAACCAACGCAATCTTTTCGAGCATTCACAATAGCCGAAAGTTTAGCATCATTAGTAACTGCAGTAGCTGTTGTTTGGTGAACTTCACCAAACAGCAAACCAATGTCAACGCTTTGTGAGTCAGCAAACAAGTCGTATGCAGTAGACATACCAGTAGGAGTCATTGCAACGTTTGCACCACCAGTTAATGTAATGGTTACACCACCTGTGCTTGCTTTAGCACCAAGAGGAGTTGTAATTGCACTTAAAGCTGTAACATCAGTAACTGCAAATTCACCTTCAACAACGCCAGCAGTACCACTTGTAATACGGGAGTCTTTTAATTTATTGATATAGATGTAATTTGAAGCACGGTTAATTACCTCACGATAATAATTGGTTGCACCGTTTTCGGTTTTTGCATCGGTGAACAGTGAAAGGCCTTCATATTTTTCAAGGACTGTGCCGGCCGTACCAGTAAATGAACCGTCGCTATCAATAACAGCAACATGAATTTCATCAACAACTTTGCTCAAGTTGGTAGCTAATGTGCTCGGTGTGCTATTTGCAGTTGCAACAGCTGTAGCATATGTACTTGTACCTGGGACATATGAAAACACGCTAGCATCAGTACGTGCAGTAATACCAGTTCCACCCGCGGCCAATGCATTTGCGCGGCAAATCACAACTTTAAGTGTATTACCCAATGATCCTGCATAGCGCGCAACAATTGCACTTTTAAGAGTATTTGTACCTGTAATAGCATCAAACACATCTTTGTTTTTAATAAGCACTGGGCTATATGCACTATAAGTAAAACCAGCATCAATGGTTGTTATATTTAATGTACAACCACTTCCAGTTCCAGATGCAACAGTTGTAGGTTTGCTACCACCAGTGGTATAACCCGAACCACCTGAAATAAGTGATACTCCAGTGACTGCCCCGCCAGCGCCAATAGTTGTGACTGTTACAGTTGCAAGATTTCCTGTAGTTCCACCTGTGATGGTAAGAATGTCGCCTACGGTATAAAGAGTACCTCCAGCAGTAGGCGCCGAATTTAATACAGTAATTACTCCAGTTGCTGTGGTTAAAAATGGTGAAGCTGCATTAACATCGGTTGTTTCAACCGAACGAGAAACTTTAAGACTGTTGCCATATTTTAGAAAGCTGGCAGCTGTGAAAAAGCTTGCTGTTTGCAATGTGTTTGTATTATTTGGCGCACCAAATAGTGTAATAAGATCTTTTTCAGAGCTTACGTTAACCAGTTGACCCGCAGGGCCCCAGTTGAATGATCCTGCATAACCACCTAAGCTGGTAGCAAGTGAAGGTACGATGTTTGTTAGGTCGATTTCTTTAATTTCGACGCCGGCTGATGTTAGTGCCATATTTTTTTATTTTCAGTTGTTGTGTTATAATAAGTTGTCATAATAAGAAGACTTTCAATAATCCTATTTATAAAATACACTGTTTTATAAGCCGCTCCATTCTCGGTTTTGCTCTAGGGCTTCTTCATAGTATTGAGAGCTTTCTGGAGCATCTGACACATAGTTGTTTATGATTCCAAACAGTGGAACGTCTTCGTCCATCTCTCGTATCTTTTCGCTATACAAGAGTTGCTTAAGATCAACATTACTTATACCGCCAAATGCATCAGTGCTAACAAACCATGAAAACATTACAAGATTCATTACCAAGTCATCGTGCGTACTTCCACGCGCCGCATAGCTGTCGCCCTTTGGCTCAAAGCTGCTAAGTTCTGAAATGGTGTCTATATCACATACTTCCAGCTTACCGCTTTCAATCAAGTCTTTAAGATTACTACAGCCAATTCGTTTAACTCTTTTTGTCATTACCACGCCAATGCCGTTGCTTTTGACCGCACTTGATACAAACATATTATCATATTCATATTCATAGTATACAGCATTACAAACAACTTGTCCAGCATCATTATTTTCAATAACCACCATTGCATTGTTATATTGCTTGGCGGCACGCACTATCAATTCTGGATATATCAGTGGACTAATTAGATTATCACGATAAGTACACACCGTCTTGAATGGCATGGTGCTAACATCGAAAACTGTAAATGTACTATAGTCCTGCCCTCTCCCTTTGCAAACATCAACCGTCATGATATACTCATGCCCTTCAACCGGATCATCATAATAGCGTATGCCATATTGGCGCTTGCTTGGCTCAACGCCTTTTAGACCTAGTAGTGCTTCACTGCTAATTAGAGTAGCGCTGCTGCCAATAAAGTTAACTTCAAATTCTTGGGCAAACTGCAATTCGCTGCTGTTAGCAATTGTTTGACGTTTCCATGCTTCATCCCGCCCAGGAACATCGCTCCATTTGATTGTGAATGGTTTAAATTCGCTTGTCTTTTGTACCGCGCCTTCCCACAAGCGATAAAACATATTGCCTACGCCATTAGGTGTACTTGTGATGATCACCTTGGTATCTTTACCAGATGAAATAACAGGATAGGTACTTGTATAAAACTCATTTGCATTTTGCACGAACGCAAATTCGTCAAGAAAAATACAGTTATGACTAATTAATCCATTTGTATAATATGCATGAGTATCTTTAACATTTAGCAAATCATAAACCGATTCATTTGCAATTTCATTTATACTTTCTATACAGATATTTGTGTAAAGTACATCTCCAATTTGTAAAAATCTTGCAGGTATATATGTTTCACCATCATCCATTAAAAGTTCATGATCAGGCGTGCATTTGATACTCTTATCAGCAGTACATGTAATATATAGAAGACTATCTGAAACACCCTTATTTAGTATTCCATCAAATTGCTTAAACCCTTTATGCGTTAATACCTCAATCATTTCTTAGTTGTGTTAACCCATCCAGTTGGCGCTTCATGCGGAAAGTAATATCCTCTTTTGGATGCATCTGATGGATCGGTGAAGTATTTCTTACCTTTATTCTTAGCAATCATTCCCTTTTTAGCAAGTGACATTTTATCTTTAGATTCTGCGCTACGTTTCATACCTCTGTGTTTTTCAGCAGTCTTACGTATCTTTTCTGGATTATGATTTATTTTTGAAACGTGGTCTGCGCTCTTTTTCATACCAGTCAATGCCTTGCTAATCTTTTCGCCAAACCCATCTGGCTTTGGCATACCTTTTAATTTTTGCGATACAATCCGGCCATTAGATTTTCTCGTTTCAGGTAAAGCTTCTATCATTTGGTTTCTTTTATGATAAAATTCTTCGGCTGCGGATTGAATACCAGGCAATTCATACTGTATATTACCATTAGGATTGCCGCATTCATAAATTACTTTTACTCGCGCAGCGTGGGCATTGCAATCTTTAAGATAACCCAATTCATTTATTGCATCCTCTACGGTATGGAATATTCTTCCATCAGTGTGTGCTATTTTATAACCATTTCCAGTAGGCAGTCCGGTTTTTTGTTTACTTAATTTTTCACGAGTTTCTTTACTATGCGTCTTTCCGTAAAATCCATTATTTTCACCATGCAGTACACAAACGTTACCTCCAACTGATAGATTATAAGTGTCTTCTCTTAAAGTAAAGTCACGATCAACAATTCTTTTTTCTTCAGCCTCAGCTTCTTCTTTGGTATTGTATACAGCTAAGATTTCTTTATTAAATTGGTCAACCCCATACTTCTCAACAGCTCTTCTTATCAGTTTACCCGATCCCATATATCCATCATCTATGTTACACGTAGAATGATAACCTACATAGATTTTGCCATTAATTTTATTAGTGATTTTATAAACCGTATAATACATATGTTCCTCGATGAGTTTACTTTTATTTATATAATCATCTATTTTAACATAGTAAATTGCATCATTTTCATATATGCAAATTTTGGTATCACCTGTCACACAATTCATACTCAAGCCTCGAATGCTACTACCGCTAGTTGCCGCTGCAATAATTTGGCTGTTGTTGCTAAACTTGATACTACCTTTGTTCAATACCTTACACCCAGGCTGCAGGAAGAATGGCAGGTTCTCCAACATTAGTGTAAGGCGGCTCAACATCTCACGTGCAGTTGCACCTTTGTTGGCAAGTATACCAATAGTCTTGTCAGGATTAAAGATGACATAGTGAAGGAGCCATGCCACACTTGTTATACTTTTACCACTTTGACGACATGCTAATACTATATTGAAACGGTTATCACTAAAATGTTTTACCATATTTTCTTGATAACCACGCAGCTTAAAAGGAACAAGCCCATGATCCAAGTGAATAACCTTTACATACTGCTCACAAAAATAACCAACATCTGCCATGCAGCGCTGATATTCAACTATCTCATGAGCGGTAAAGTTTTGCTGCACACCATCGCCCTTCACGTGTGGGTTGCCATTATAGTTAAGTCCAGAATTCATAATTATTGTAATACTTTTCCAAGAGATTGCCAATCTTTAAACTTTTGACTCTTACATCTATTTATACATAAGGATTGCCGTTTGGATGACTCGACATATTTATTTATTTTTACCTTTACAAGTTTGCAGAACCCTGTTACAATTGATTTAGATCAAACCGCTAATGGCAATCTAATTATATATCCATTCGACCAAAGGTTCCCGAAGGGATGGTCAAACATCAACTGTTGTTTCACTTTGACTTTTAAGGAACTTCTGCAATTCAGTGGTTGTTCCAACAAAGATACTGTTGTTTGTGGTATTGGAGCCAACAGTTAGACTCTTTGGAGTCGCAGGTTCAATCACAAGTTTCTTACGGTCGCGTTGCAATGTTAGCAATTGACTATTCATATCCGCAGCACTCTTAATCATTGCAGCTAGCACTTCAAATGCGCGTGGGTGTTCAGCGTCGGCCGCAAGTGCATGCATTGTTGCAATTGCTTCATCACTTGTTCCAATCAACTTTTTAATATGATCGCGTGCAAAGTTGTAGTCTTCCTCTACATCAACACTAATATCATCCGCTGATGGCAACATACTTTTGATGCTTTGCACCACAGGCTCTGCAACAACCGCTGGTAAATTGTTTTGTAGCGAATCAAGTATGTCTTGTCGTGTTTTTGTTTGTTTGAGACTCATACTATAAATTATTCAAACCCAAATGTAGTAACCACAGTATAATTGTCAGGTGTGTCGGTTGTCATATTGCCAAGCTTCACATTAACTTTGTCTAGTGGGAATCCGCGCGAGACTGCAGTTGTATCAAGAAAGTTTACATCAATGTTTTTGATAATACTCGATGTGTTGGTTTGACCAGCAAATTGAACTTTAAGGTTAAAGTCAAGTGTATAGACTAGAGTACGTCGACTAGTCTGATAGTCTCCTTCATAATCATCACTAAACGTTGTTCCAACTAAAGTAATAGGAACAACGGTATTTGTTCCTGGCACAGCCAAGTCAATAACAGTTATGCTATATTCAGGTGGAAATGTTGGAATGATTTGCTCAAATATTTGCAATGCATCATCCTGATTGCGTGCATATATACTAAGCTGCATACCAATTATGTATGGTACAGTTTGCCAATAATAATTTTTTTTACCTGTTGCAGTATTGGTATTTACAATTTCCTGATTAAGCCGATTCAATTTGGATGCGCTATCATATGTTATACTTGTTATTTCAAAGCTCATGCGCGGAACCTTTATAGCAATTTCAGTTTCTTTTTGGTCAACGGTGTTTTGACGAATACGCGCAAGCCAATGTTCTTTAGGCCCATATGCAATAGGAACTCGAGTAACTGCAGTTAGCTTACCAGCAATCAACTTGCCAGTATGAATGTTGTTAAAAAGAGTGCCAAATACTGACACAATCTTTTTTATGGTTCCATGATAGTAGTAAGAATTGTCCAACATATGTGTTATTGATCTGGTTCGCCAAATGGATTCATTTGGCTAAAGTCGATGTACGCTGCACCGTTGGTTTCAAAAACATCGTTTTGAGCATTGATGTCGTTTTCAAATGCATCTTCATCAGTACTGCTCATTGCATATACTTCTTGAATTGTAACAACATAACCGTTATCAATGCTAGTCAGTGTATCACCTGCATCTATAATATGATAGTCGGCGTCATTCCAAGAAGGTACCCCAAGTTTGGTGCGCACTACACCGTTGCTATCTTTATAATAACCAAGAAATTCGAGCGTTCCAGTAACGCTTGTGCCAGACAAACTAACAGTTAGCGTTTCTCCGGCTGTAAATGTTTGCCCAGCCACACTAGTTGTGCGTACGCTTTGCGCTTGGGCTGCAGTGTATTGTATAGCATCAACTTCACCAACTCCAGTATCAATGTCCTGATTGCTATATTCAAAATTCTCACATGTCAATTTGAATGTGGGAACTTGACCAGCTTGATAGAATGGTTTTTTATCTTCAACGTAACGAATCTCAAATAAGCCTTTTGTCAATGGCACATAGATAAGATCACCTTCACGTGGGCGCGCACCACCTTCAGTAACACCATAGCGGCCAATCAACTGATTCCAACGGCGATTAGCAACAACAAAAGTAACTTGGTCTCGGAATTCAAAACCAAACTTATTCATTAGCTTACCATCACCTTCAAAGCCATCTACGCTTTCAACATACATTTCAATTTTAAATGCACTCTCAAAACGCGAAAGCATGTCTTCATTTAAAATGGTATCCAATTGCACCACCTTGCGTGGTATATAGTAGACATCATGTCCGTAAATGGACATTGCTTCAATTATTAAATCTTCATAAAGGCTTTTTTCGCTACGAGTACCATGGGAAAAATATACATTGCGTGCCATTGGAGTTATTTATAAACTTAACCGACAAAGAATTCTACTAGCCGCAATAAAAGTCAGGCGGGAATTGATAACGAGACTCAAAGTCTTCTTCAATCTTTTGGATTTCAGCCGTTGCATCATCAAATAATGCTCGGCCGTTTAGTGTAACTCCGCCTGGCAGTTGCATACCTTCGAATTTCAACATATTCGAAGCCCATTGCTTTTTTAACAGAGCAGTAGCATAACGCTTAAGTACCATGTCATTGTATACATCGCCAAATGCATTGGGATCAATTGTTTGATATGCTTCAACCACAATATATTGCCCAACTTTTAGAGTAGTCTTCCAGTCATCATCAATGCTTAAGCGATTCATGTGGCGTGCAAAAGTAATTTGCTGACTAGAACCAGTAAGAATCATTTCAAGCAAACCCATATATTCTTTAGTCATCTGATAACTAATAATACTCTCAGGGCGACGAAGACCATACAGGTCATTAAGATACATCTGATACTTGACACTAAACATATCACTTGCATCGCCGCGGTTGATATTCATTACGCGTAGCACGCAAATCAAACTGTCTGGGAGAGTAAAATAGCTGTTGTCAAAGTCGGTCTGAGTAATGACATGTTTATAGAATACTCTTGTCACACCATCATTATGGTATTCTTGATAGAATTGAATAGCCTCATCAAGTCGGTCTTCAATCTGATCGTCATCAATGTTTATTTCAAGCACAGGAGCGCCCAATGCTCGTAGGCAATAGTCAACCAATCCTTGTCGTGTAGTAGGGCGCGCCATATACTGTATTTATAACTTATGCCCACCAGATATTCGGGACGGACTCGTCAACTGGGCGGGGATCGCCCGATGCGCTTGACCAGTGGACGAACTGCTCGCCGCCTACCGGAATCGGGATTCCGACAAGATCACGGAATAGCACCCACCACTCTCCGGCAAACTCGCCCACAACGCACAGCGCGTGTTCGTGTGACGCAAGATTGGATTGCACCTCGCCGTTATCATCAGGCGCAGCAAACCCATTGGCGATGCCGAACTGCTCGGCTATTGCTTTTGATGCGAATTTTAGAATGTAGTCGGTCATGCAGTGATGGCTTGGAGTTTGGCGTTGGGCAGGCGTTTCTTGTAGTAGCGGACAAATTGAATGTGCTTTGTGCCAAAGGCCCCGCTATTATCGTAGCCTATACGCAAGTCGGTAGAGTCTGGAATAGTCCCGTTCGTATTTGTGCCGGAATCACCAAGAAGCCCACTGTATGAACTTTGATAGTCATTGATTGCGTAAGCCAATCCAAGTTTTATCGGGTAAGTGGCTCCCGACGCAACGATTGTTCCGGTGAAATCAGGTGGTGGTGGTGGCGCAAAATATATGGCCGTTGACCCGAATATGGCAAATGTGCGGGCTGAAGGCGACGTGCAAACAAAGGTGTTAGCGAAGCCGTTCACTGACGCCCCAGATGAGCCGACTCCGACCACGCAGGTGCCAGCGAACCTGTTCCAAAAGCTCGTGAAGTCCGCTCCGATAATACTGCAAACATCCGCGCTACGGGCGAGAGGTCCGCTGGTTGTCTGGATAAAGCTAGATGCTGTCCCGCCTGAGCTCTGTTCAAGCTGTGCGTATTGCACGATTCCAGAAACGGTAAAAGTGACGTTCCCTCCAATCGCAGTAAAAGAAAATATTCTTCGGGACGGATAAGCCCCTGTTCCAACTATGGTATATGGCGCACCAGTAGCCTTCCCAGACACTACCACCGTGCCAGTCCCGTAGAAACTCAACGTGTAGACGGTAGATGAGACGAGTGATCTTGTTTGCGTGGCAAGTTGGGGGACGGCAATACTGCTTGGATACAGCAGGTTGGTGCGTTGTTCCTCAAGAAGCAGACCACGACAGACGCTGGGGGTTGCTGGATCGTGGTCGAAGCGGGCTTGGTTAATAGCAGCAGATTGGATTAAGCCGTCACTCCCAATAAAGGTAGCAGTAGATGCGCGGGTCAACACCGGAGTCGGACCCTTGCGAGCCGTCAGCGTTTTGTCGGTGGCGAACTGTAAGTCTAGGGATAGACCGTATGGGTCTTTTATATTACCCCAAAGGTTGATTCCTATGCCTAACATATGCAATTAGTATAGTATTACAGCAACCGTAGCAGGTGATGTGGCAGCAGTACCCAGCTTCATGCCAGCAAATGGATACAACCCAGCGGTCACAGCGAAGGTAACTTCAACGCCATCACAACCCATAATCTTAAGGTTGCCATCCGTGCTAATTAAAAGCCCTTTGAAAAATTTACTAGCATGACTTGTACTAACATGATAGCCACTGGTATAAGCTGGAACTTCATATGTCATTGCACTATCAAAAACTCTTGCATTACTTACACTTGGAATACTCATATGTTATATTTATACTTTAATTTTAAAAACGAACGGCCATACTATTACAGCTACAAATACACTAAACAAATATAAAAACTGTTTGAGTGTTTCCACTTCACAATCAAACGCTGTTTGATTTGCAGCTGCAACTTGTTGCAATATGTAATAGCCTTTAATGATGAAAGCTAAAACTATACAGACTAATGATGCGACGGCAACTCGATGAGTATTCATTTGCGAGGTAAGAATGATTCTGGTTTGGCCGCAAATTTTTTTCCAATGCTTACCAAACCTGCTATAATTTCAGGACTAATTACGCCTATGACTCCATAAGTAATTGCTTTATATAGACTTCCTATATCTGTTTGCTCCAATAAAAACCATGCAATACCACTTGCCAGCGCAGCAACAAATACTTTCTTAACCTGTTCCAACACAGGCACAGGCGTATTTGTCGAAATCAGACGTGCTAGCATCCCTGCCGCTCCTAACAATGGAATAAGCCAGCCGCCATCTAAAAACTCTTTTACCATTGATTTCTCTGCGTCCATTGTGTTTATTTATAATTTGCTGAAAGTTGATATATATAAACTATATGAATGAACAAATCTATATCAAGAGCGCATTTAAGGAAGAATTGGAAAACCTAAAGATTGGAATCGTTGACTATATTACGGTTTACAGAGTTGAAGGAGATAAAGTTTTCTTTAGTGCAAATCGTGGAAAATTCCATATGACACGAGCTGAACTTGAAGAAGTGCGATTAGCTTAAGCCCAAAAGCGGTTGGGAACAGCCGGGTCATTTGTGGGGCGCACAACTGTCTGCAATTCATCACCTTCTCCAGTTGTCATGTTGCTGCTCCATACAACGTAAGGAACTATTGATTCTGGAGTAGTCTTGTCTGCAAGATCTCTAAATAGTATCCAGCATGCTCCATCACTAGCGGTTTCGTCATATTCTATTCCATCGTCTGTAGTTATCTTTTCTCCAGTAGGCGCATAGTGTTCGCCGATTACGCACAATGCATAATCATCACTGGATGTAGATGTAATGGCAAATCCTTCTCCATCTAAGGATGTATAGCCTGCGCTTAATCCGTATTGATTTGCGGTTTCTCTGTCTGGGAATTTTAATAGATAGTCAATCATGATGTTGCAATTTTAAGATACTCGTTTGATAGTCTGCTTTTGTATATTGTAAGTCTTGAGAAAATACCACTTCCGCTTTGTGGGCCACTGGTGAGGCCATTTGCACCTAATGCCATTCTTACCATTGGCGCGCTTAGTAAAATTGTACTAACAGCCGTTTGTGACACACCATCAAATGCGGCATTGGAATTGCCACTCTTATAAGCAAAAGCAACAGCTTTTGCACTACCTAGGCTCCATGGTGTACTATATGTAGCTACTGTAAAAGCAGGGCTTGAATTTTTTCCCAAAGTAATACTAAATTGACTAACTCCATTTGTACTAATTGATAGATTGGCATCTGGTCTGCTATTAGTTTCAATACCAAACAATCCTAATGTTGTGACTGTCGGATCAAGAGGCCTAACTGTCAATTTAATCGTTCCTTCACTTTCATTGTATATGCTGGCAAAGTCATTGCCTCCAAGTCGGCAGTCTGCTTTAGCACGTTCAACGGTACTAGTATAAGTTGGAATATATGTACTTGCTCTCAAGCCCGCTTCAACTTGTGCGCCATATACATATAAGCCTTTGGTGGCGTCACCAAGGTAACTTCCACAGCTGCTGTCTGCTCCTATTGTAATATCAACAACACCACTTGTGCCAGCACTTGTTGTAGCGGTTGTAGACATTGAAACACGGTACCATCCATTGGGAAAAGCCACAATTGTTGGAGTAGCATCAGATGGAGTGAATCCAGTAATGATGCTGCCTGCTCCTGACAAACTAAACACACATCGCCCAGATGCTCCGTTTGCGCTTCCCGGGAACGCGCTTAATGCGCAAAACGTTCGTCCGTTTGGTTTTACAAAACATGAGAATGTATATCGTGTAGCGTTGGCAATGCTTGAGCCAGCTATATTAAGTTGAACACTATGCGTATCGGTAGTAGCGGTTTCCAATATGATGTCTGCGGTGTTTGTTCCAGCTGGATCAAGAGTAGCACTCGTGTTTGATGCGCTTAATGTTGATGCAAGAAGAGTCCACGAACCAAATATATTTGACGGCCAACATATATTGGTAGATGCGGTTTCCAACAGCAATCCACGACTAGTTAAGTCACTTGGGTCATGCCAAAAACGAGGGCCATACACAACACTTGATGTCGTAGACAAGTATTGGCGTGCAACCAGCGAGCGTTCAAGTTGTGCGCCCCATATTTCAATAGCATCAGCATTAGTATTTACTTTAAATCCAACATGATGATCGGCAGTTGCTGTATATGAAAACCTAGTCCAACTTGTTGTTAAGGGAGTGATGGCTGTATATGTAGCACCACCATCAATGGTGTAACTAACCGTGCCTGACCCAGTCACTCGTCGCATCCAGAATGAAAATGTTCGCAAATCAGATGATCCAATAGCTGCACTAGAAATGACGGTTGCATTATTTGCGTTTGCGGTAAACCTAATGGCAGTAAATCCACCAATAGGATCTGCCAAATTAATAGCTCGGGTGAAGTTGGTATCAGCCCAATTGTTATTGGTTCCGCCGCTAGTCGCAAAGGACTCGCTAAAATTTAAAAGATTCTCAGGAGAGTATTTAACTAGACCATCGGCATCAAATGTTGTAGCACCTGTTGCTCGTGTATATTTTAGGCTAGGCCCTTTGCGAGCAGTTAGCAAAAAACCATTTGTAAGCAAGTTGTTGCGCGTGAATGCTTTATCATCAGCAAATGCATAGTCGAGTGAAGCTGGAGAATAAAGTAGCTCACTTATCAATGCTTTGCTCGCCTTAAGATCTAATGCAGCTTGCTGTGCTGTGCTGACTGGTTTGTTGGCATCAGTTGTATTGTTAACATTACCTAAGCCTAATGCAGTCTTAAATGGAGCAGCTGAACTTGCTATATCAGATGTTGTTAGGCTTACTCCTGATGTTGTAGTTGCAATGGTATAAGACATAATTCCTAAGCGGTATTGTTATTTATAATGATGTAAGTGTTTGCAATGTAGAGACACTTAGGCTTTGCTTATAGTATCGCACTGCGCTAATATTCATTATTTCTCCTGCATTCCCAATGATCATGCGCGTAACAATTGGAAGTGTTTTGGTACTCAAATTCAGGTCTGGTGTTAATGCAAGACCGTTGATAACTGATGAGCACGTATTGTTTGAATATGCAAATGCTGTTTTGCGCAATACTCCTTGAGCAGTATTAGTTATTATAGAATACTGTTTTATCACTGATGTTGTAATAACCAATTCAGTATCAATACCACTTGAGGTGTTATTTCCTCCATATGTTCCTATGTATATACGATTATTATTACCTCCATCATTAAACGAAACTACGCTACTGTATCGCGCGCCGTATTGTATTGAGCGATAATCGGCACAAAGCGTTCCAGCCGCAGCATTATAGAAGCTGGAAAAGTTGGTGCCAGTTATACTGCAACCGTCAGCGCTGCGAGTCAATGTTTGTGTTGCGCTGTTGGGAATGTATGATGTCATAACATAACCATTTTCCAGTTGCGGGCCCCAAAATAAAATGTCTTGTTGGGTAGACACACTTCCCCACACTCCCATCCACACCCGCCCTTGAAGTTCATGCGTAGCGTCTTTTAATGACGATAGCCATAGTCTGATCCAACCATTGCCATAGTCCTCATAACCATAATTTAAAACATACGTACCATTATTTATTGTTTCACTAAAGCTTTTGGTTATAAGATTAAATACAATGAAAAATCCTTCAGTACTTTCATTTGCACTTAGTACAACAGCAGCAGATGTGCTAAGTGCCTTTACAAAAAATGAGCGTGTATATTGCCCATCCGCTACAGTATCATAAGTAAGATAGTTTATAACAGAATTTTGATTGGGAGTATTTTGTACGCGTGTACTTGTATATGACCCATCAGGCGCAGCTACACCGGAATAGTTTGTTGTTACTGTTGTGTTGGACACGTTAATTGTTCCAGTGTTAACATGTGCATAGTTTGTTTTTTGCGCTTCAAATATCAATCCCAATGAAGTATTGTTTACTGAGTCATAATGAAAACGCGGCCCATACACGATGCTGCTGGTTGTAGACAGGTATTTGCGCGGAGCAAGTGATCTCTCAACTTGAGCACCGTGTATGTATGCAGCAGATGGACTGCTTGACACAATGCCTGTCTCAGCGCGCACTGCAGTTAAACCGCTAACAAATGCTAATTGAAAACCAGATGCGGTCGCAGCCGTCGCAGCAGCTGTTATAAAGATTCTCATCCATCCATTTGAGCATGTTTCTATACCAGAAGAAATTATGCTGCTACCACCGTCAGTAGTACTTACGGTTTTATCTTGAATATCAAAGTTTTTAAATGCAGCTGTACCAAATCCACCACTCCAAAATGCTAGTTGAAAGTATCGTGCTGGTGTTGTCTCGTGCTGTTTGATATACACACTCATGCAATATGTTTGACCTATAACTGGAGTGTAAGGCCCATTCAATTCATGCACGTGGCGAGAGCGTGCGGATGCATCGGTTACCTGAGTAATTGTGGTTGCATTGTTTGCAACACCAAATGGATCTGTTGTAGTGCCGTCAGCCTCAGTCACATATGCACTGCTATCCCAATGTGCGTTTTGAAATGTGTATGAATAGGGTGTAAGATTTTCAGGAGCATGGCGCAATACTCCAACATGATCTTTATATGTAGCACCACTAGCGCGTGTGAATTCTGCGGGCGGCCCAACTTTACCATTTATAAGAGTACCAGCTGCAACTGCAGTATTCTTTGTAACATATTGGTCTTCCTTAAAATTAAACTCCAACACTGGAGGGTTATTTAACGCTTCACCTACAGGAGATATATTAACAAACGGCACAAGAGCAGCTGTTAACGCTGTTGTCACCGGCTTACCAAGGTCACTGGTATTGTTTAATGCGTCTAAAGCAAGCGCACTTTTGATAATGGCCGATTTAGATGAAACATCTGCAGTTGGTAGTGTACCTCCTCCTTGTACATTTACGGTATATGATGTCGGCATAATACTATTTATTGCACATCATTAGATATGTTGTACCAATTAACTCCATTACTTTTAATGTTTGCCATTGCATAGTTATTGTCGGGTTTACCGTGCCATATTGTGTATTTATAAAGCAAGATGTATTACATACTTAACCGCACGTGAGCTAAGACACCTTTGCAAAAATGTACCATTGCATAACACATCTTGGCTTTAATGCGTTTACAATTCTTTAGCCAGCCTAAACAAATCATCAATTTCTTTGGAAGTTTTTCCTAACGCTAACCCCATTTGGATGACTAATGGATGCTCTCTGTCAATTGTTGTGGCATAATTCCATTCAATCAATGACTCCTTATTGGATGATAACATTGCTGTAATAGTGTCGGGGTCAATTCCAGACTGTAAAAGCCCTAATCTAAGTTGTCTTTGTGTTACAAAATTTTTAGAGTCATTTACGAAGAAATCATTTGCCAATATTTCGCTATTAAACCAATACCATCCATCTACTGGATACTCGTATATGTCTTTCTCGGAAGAAATTAATACATAGCCATTGCCCTCAATATAATTAGGAGCATATTGTATTTCGTTGTTTTGTTTTTTATAAAATCCTGCTGTCATAAAATTATCCTATTATTGTGATACTACCCAACCCTTTAATACTGCTGTTCCTGTTTTCAATTGTTGAAAGAGTAAAGTGCTAGTTCCACTCGACGCCATTGGTCTAGTCATAGTAACACTTGTGTTTGGGATGATTGATGCTACTTCTGTTCTATATTTTAACTTTGCAGTCCCATTACCTGTTAATGGTAATACCGACCCACTAGGCGTTGCTGCCAACTGAAAACTATTTGATGCTATAGTTCCAGCAACATAATAGATTTTGTCTGCTACGATTCCAGTTGTTCCTAATATTAATGAAAATGTAACTTCATCTCCGTCGATCAATCCATGACTGGCTAAATGAACCCAATCATCTGTGCCATTTAAATCTACTGATGTTATGGTAGTTAAAGGTGAATTATTACCTGTGACTTGCATACCAACCTCAATACCAGTTGTGTTCGCCATTGGTATAGTGACACTTCGTGCCGTGGTGGTTATTGATGTTTTCGTCACTGGAGTTGGTGCTCCCCAGTTGGAACTTATTGTTATTGTTGATGCTGCTGTATTTAAACTATCGAATATAGATTCCAGTTCTTCTTTGTTTAATTTACAACCAGTAAAAGATATATTAGCTGAAATATTACTGATTGATGCTCTTGTAAGGGATACACACCCTGCAAACATAGATGTAATACCTGAACCAAAATTAGTCACTAATACTGTATTAAAAGCTGGAACCGTTACCAAAGACAAACAACCTAAGAACATGCCAGACATGGTAGTAACAGACGCTGTATTAAAAAGCGGGACTGATACCAAAGAGGTGCAATTTGTGAACATGGTGAGCATAGTATTCACTAATGCTGTATTAAAAAGAGGAACTGATACCAAAGAGGAACAACCACTGAACATGCTAGCCATGGTAGTAACAGCCGCTGTATTAAAAAGTGGAACTGATGTCAAACAGGTACAATTTTGGAACATGGTAATCATAGTATTCACTAATGCTGTATTAAAAAGAGGAACCGTTACCAAAGAGCGACAACTATTGAACATGCTGCTCATGATAGTAACAGACGCTGTATTAAAAAGGGGCACTGATGTTAAAGAGAAACAATTGTTGAACATAGCGTTCATAGTAGTAACAGCCGCTGTATTAAAAAAGGGAACCGCTACCAAAGAGGTACAACCACTGAACAAGGAGCTCATATTGGTGACAGACGCTGTATTAAAAAGCGGAACTGATGTCAAAGAGGAGCAACTTAGGAACATACCGTTCATGATCACAAGAGACGCCGTATTAAAAAGCGGGACTGATGTCAAAGAGGAGCAATTTTGGAACATGATAGTCATAGTACCCACTAATGCTGTATTAAAAAGAGGAACCGTTACCAAAGAGGAACAACTACCGAACATGCTGCTCATATCGGTGACAGATCTCGTATCAAAAAGTGGAACTGATGTCAAAGAGGAACAAGTAAGGAACATGTTAGTCATGGTAGTAACAGACGCTGTATTAAAAAGTGGAACTGTCACCAAAGAGAAACAACCAGTGAACATCTGCGACATGGTAGTAACAGACGCTGTATTAAAAAGTGGAACTGTCACCAAAGAGTAACAACCATTGAACATGTTAGACATGGTAGTAACAGACGCTGTATTAAAAAGTGGTACTGATGTTAAAGAGGGACAATTACCGAACATGCTCGCCGTGCTAGTAATATTTCCGATTATGCCGAATGATACGTTTGACAACTTTGCTAAATTGTTAAACAAACTTTGGTAATTAGTCGCTACCCCCATATTGATTCCAGAAAAATTGATCAATTCTTTACAAAAAACATTTGCAGCGGTGCTACTACCTATTGGCATACTTGTTAAATTTGGACAAGAAAGTATTATTTCTAAAATCGGAGAGCTATTTGGGAATGTAGATCCATTCTGTGCATACAATTGATTGAAATTTACTGATGTTAAATTTTGTCCACTTTGTGGAGTAATTACAACAACAGCCATTTTATATCCTTCACTTGTAACTGTAGCATTTAAATCTGGATCAGCATAATCATATTCATGTTGTGCCTTGATCCCAGTAGCAACATTTTCGGTAACACCATCTCCCCAATCAACCGTATACGCTCCAGCCACTGTAAAAGCTAACAAATTAGAACCCTGTGGAAAAATCGGCATTAATAATGCTATTTTTTGCTCAGAACTTGTAATGGTTGGCATGGTTAACCAATCCGTAGGACGAATCCAGCTAGATCCTCCACTAGTTATTGGTTTTTTTATTAAATTTCTATCGTATCTATTCTTTTTAAAGAAAGATGTTTTTCGGGATACCAGCGGTCCAACTTTATTACCATATCTAGCGCTCATATATTAACTAATTCTATTCACATAACCAAATACATTAACTCCACTTAATGTTGGTGAATTTCCATATATTGAAAATCCAGTCGTACCATCACCTTGGGCAATAAGCCCTGGGCATACTAAAACACTGCCAGCATAAGCTTCTATAACGCCCTCAAATAATATATCTGTGGTAAAGTCTGTGCCGCCATACAACAGGTTAAACGTAACATCAGCTGATGTTGGATTGGAGGCATACAGCCAAACCTCATCTATAATACCTGAACTTGCTGGTGTAGTATGTATAGTTTGAGTGTTTGTCCCAGTGGCTGTTATAGTAATTGATTTACCGCGGGCACTTTGTGATAGGAATTGTTTTGTATAGGTTGCCATAAATTTATTTAGAGGGTTATAGGAATAAAGCTAGACCAATTATTGAACTAGCATTATCATTTATAAGATATCTATCGTCAGCCAGTTGTCTTGTGAGAATACTAGCTGACGTAGCAGCTGTTTGGTTGGGTAATGTGTTAGAAACACCGTCGGCCGTGATGGAGCCCGTGAACGCCGGGCTGGCGAGCGGTGCCTTGAGCGCGAGCGCGTCAAACACCGCGTTGCTGGAGACCGCGTTGGCGCTGCCGTCGATGATGGTGGTTTCGACGGTGGTTTCGACGGTCGATGACACAACGCCAGCGGTGATGTTGATGCCTGTGCCTGCGGTCAGGTCTCCCGTATTTGTACCGCTTAGATTTGTTGCGCTGATCGCTCCTGTAAAAGTTGCACCACTTAGATTTGCTTTGAGATTTAACGCGGTTTGCTGCGCAGCCGATACTGGCTTGTTTGCATCGCTTGTGTTGTTGACATTGCCTAAATTGACTGCAACTGTACCACCACCATCTGGCAGTGTCCATGTACATGCAGCGGTTAATGTGGCTGGCGTTAATCGCCCAGTATTGCCGTCTTTAATCCAGCGCAGCACGCCATTTACTCTTTCAACTGCAAATACTGTTGCCGCCGCGTTTTGAAATGATGCAATATCACTGCCAGTATTGGAATTGATTTGAGCGCCGCTGCCGCTCCCACTGGTTAGCAATGCGGCAGTACCAGACACACTACGCGCTGCAAAACCATTGCTGCCATTAGTTCCGCTTGCGTCTATTGCAAATGTACCGGTTCCACCAGTTGCTGTTGCATATATTGCTGCAGCTCCTGCAACTGTGCGAGCTGTGGTAAAATTAGCATACCCATTCCCATCACGTTTTACAATGGCATTGGGAGTTTCTACGCCTGTGCTAAATACAAAATCAAGATAATTTAAACTCTTTGCATACAGAGTCCCAGGCGCACTTAAAGACACATTAATACCAGGCGGCTGTGCGATTCTAACTGTTAAGTTGTTGTCCATTATGATATGTTGTACCAATTAACTCCATTACTTTGAACTTTTACTGTTTGCCATTGCGTAAGTATTGTTGGATTAACGGTGGCATCAACAGTACCAACTATTGTTACCACATTTGCGGTAGCATCAATTTTCTTTATTATGAAAATTTTGTTGGGTGCTGCTGCTGCAGATGGAAGAGTAATACTTATAGCATTATTTACACAATTACATAGCACAGTATTGTCTGTTACTTTAAGAGCGTAGGACGCAGTTACTGTAAATATTTGCGCATTGAAAAGATTGCTGCTGGCGCCAGCATTAAAATCAATTTGGCCTTCAACCACTCTTGTAACTTTACCAGTTGATGTTTGCGTTATTTCTACATCATACAAGTAACGGCCGGGTTTTATAGCCGCTGTTGTAGCAGAATCCAATGACAGCTGCAGTTGTCCAGTTGTTGGTTGTGGTATAGCCACAACAAAATCATATGACGTACTGCTGGTGTAAGATTTACGAATCTTGCCACGCGCAGTATAACCAGTAAGATTTACATCAAATGCATCACCACTTCCTACATTAACAACTGTAGAAAAATTTGACCCTTGATCCGCATATAAGTCTGCATACATTGCCATATTCTGTATTTATAACAGAGGACTATTCTTATTTTAAAGTGTCTTGCAATGATGCAGAATAGGCACACCATTCTGCATCATACTTAAGGTCAGATTTTATACCAAGCCAAGGGCCGCCTTCAGTAAAATGTAATGCCTTTGGTTTCTTTTCAGATGTTTCGGTATACCAGCCGACTAGCCAATTCCACTCATATGAAATTTCACCAATGTCAGAGTCGTCTAACCATTGGAATCGATGTAAGAAACTAGCACTCGCAGAGTTTAGCAAATCACCATCAAGAATTTTATTTTTAGGGTGAGTATTGTTCCATAAGATCAAGCTACTCCAATTTTTCCTAGGATAAACACTTTGAGGTTTATCATTCATCTTTACAGCATTGCATGGAGTATAGTCATGCTTTACAACTTGCACTGCATATTGAGGATCGCATTGATCTATTAGCTTTTGAATATCTTCTAGGAATAAAAAGTCGCTGTCACAAAATATACTCCATCCTTTGTAATCATTTATGAATGGCACATAAAAGCGTGCATATGTGAAAGGAGTTGATGCAAGCGGATCGCATGGGCGGTCATAGCCAACTATAGTATCAGAGTTAATTTTACTTATGGCGATAGCATTAGAACTGCTATTCTTAATGATGGAATGTTTGCATACTTGATATGCAATGTCCTGTGAGTCGTCATATCCGATGTGTATGTTCATATTTTAATATAATTGGGTAATAGTACCAGATTTAATTAAAGTTTTATAATAAAGAACTTGTTGAAAAACTGGAGTTGTAAAATTACTAGAATCTTTTTTAACATTATCAATACTTATATTACCATTTTCATACAAGTCAAATCCACATACATTTATCTTATGAGAAGGATATCTCAATAACGCTAACAATATAGAACTGATTCCAGCATCTGGCATATATGAATTGTTTAAATTTGCAACATTACCAAAATACTTTTTAATGTAAGACATTTCATTTTCATTTATCATTTTTAAAATTAAATTAAACTGTTCATAGCATTCAGCATCATCTGAAGATATCCAAATGTCTAAGTTTTTTAACTCGTCAATATGATTAGATAATTTATCAGGAGACTGTGTTGAAAAGATATGCGTCTTAAGTCCAATGACATCATGGTTGTTGTCATTTGGTAAATGATTAACTCTTATAATAATGTCATGTGAATCTATAAGAGAACCTATTTTATGAGATAACAGTGAACTGCCTTTTGCAACAATACATATGCGGCTATTCATGTTGCGGTAAAATAAAATTTTGTTCTATTTCAGTATAAACGTTATGCGAACAACTCATTCCTACTTTTTTACTGTTAGTAATCAAGTTATTAATATGTAAATATTCCGTTATAACTGATTTATATTTTTGAGTTTTTAGCTCAGGAGATAAATTTAAAAATTCCTGAACAAAAATTTTATCTAAAAATGGATATCTTAATTGCACTCCATATGCACCAACTATATATTCAAATTCATTGCAAAAATGCTGAGTAATGTAAGAATAAAAATGAAATGGTTTTTGTAAATTATAAAAATACACGCCATCTTTTTTATCATTTGACATTATTGCATCAGCACCACTTCCTGAAATAATAACATCATACCCATCTTTTTTAATAACAGATACCAATTTAGAAAGCATAAAAACTACAACATCATGTTTATAATTTTCAAAATCTTCCATATTGTTTGAAATGTTTTTAAATTCTATCAAATCATTAACACTTTTATTTTTGTAATAGTCAATAATTTTATACGACATGTTTTGGTCTTCACACTTTTTAAGTCTGTCGTCCATTACAATTTCATTTTCTCTATTGTTTTTGACGTAATAAAAACAGTTTTCTTTTTTATTATTTAACAAAAACCATTGAAAAATTGCTCCACTATCATGACCTGAACTTAATGGTATTGCACATTTTTCATTGCATCGTATTTTTATAGCATTTTCTAAAGCAGCGATACAATCATCGTATGTAGTTTTATATTCTTTTAAGTTAAATTTGCTATGGCTATATTCTTTTATTGATAAGTCATTTAACTTTAATTCTATAAAAGAAGAATCTTTTACTCTAATTGGATTAGCAAAACCCAAAAGTTTTAATTCAGACGCATACGTGGCAATTCCAACATTTCCATTTTCTATACTATAAAATAACGGTTTAGTTGAAAAAATATCGCTATATAGATAAATAACTTCATTGGTTTTATCCATAAGCATTATTGCATATTCGCCGTTTATATTTTCAACGAAAGTCTTTCCATACTTTTCATATAAAGATATTACCAGTGATGTCTGATCGTCCGAAGTAGGACTATAAATTTGACCATCAAATAAAACAGTTATATTATTATGATTTATTGGTTGAGTTATACATTTTTTTGATACATCCAATAAATTATGTATCATATTAAATCCATTTACCGTACATATATTTGTAATATCCGGTCCTCTTTTGGCGGAGAAAAAATTTAAATTTTCTACATTTAAATCTTTATCAGTAAATATAAAACTAGACATATTATGATTTAATCAATGTTATCGTTATAAAAATGGTAAGATTCTAATTGATGTGATAATACT